TGACCTTGAAGCTCATGACCTGCGCCTGGAAATAGTACTTGTCGCCGTTCTGGGTGGTGACGAGGAAGCTGTGATCAGCGTCCGAGAGCGAGGCGGATTTGAGCAGGATCTGGCCGGCATCATCAGTGTCGAGACCCAGCTGGATCTGCATCGTGCCCTGGTTAAAGCTGCCCTTCTTCTTGACGACGCCGCGGCTGCCGACTGGGTTGAAGGTGACGAGATTGAACTCGCGGCCGAACTCGCCGAGGTCGGACACTTCGCCGACCACGGTCATGGTGAGCGCATTGTAGCCAGTGGCATCGAATGTCGCAGGGGTAGAGGCCGACACCTTCAAGGTGGTGCCGGCGGAAGTCCGAACGGTCATGGCAATGGGTCCTTATGAAGGTGAGGCTCAACGCGCCTCGTTGAATGAGACGCGGAAGTCCTGCGTCTGCATGTGGATGCCGGTCTCCTCGTCGAAGAAGTCTGGTCCGGCGGAATCAGTGTGGACGGTCACGTCGGTGAGCCCGCCGATTGCGGGCATTTGATCGGCCGCCGCCTTGCGGACAGCCGCGAGGATGGCTTTCGTCTCTGGATAGGTCCGCGCCAACACGGTTACCTGCACGCGTTCGGTTACCCGGCGCTTCGCACCCGGAGCCGGAACGTTGCGGTCGACACTGCTGACCGACATCAGCGATATCGCCGGCAAGTCCGTGCCTTGCGGCAGCATCCCAGCGGCGATCCGCGCAATGGGCACAAGCGCCGTCACCCCGGTGTCAGCCACCAGGAGCGAGCGCACCGCAATCACGCCGTTCATTCGTCATCGACCTCGAGAGTCGGCGCCTTCAGGTTCCCAATCTGGACGCGGTGAGCGATGTAGGAGCCCATGGCATTCACCGCTTCCTCGGCTTTCTGGTCAAGCGCTGGGCGCAGGAAGGGTTTTGCGGCGTGACCCGGGTGCATGACCGTAGGCCCGACGAAGTTCTCGCCAATTTTGAGGCTGCCGCGCTTCACCATCTTGTTGATCGTGCCGATGCCGACTTTTCGGGGCCCGTGCCGGGTTTCCCGCACCGGCTTGTCTGCCTCGGAAACCGAGATCAGGTGCGGCGCGACGCCATATTCGATGAAAAGCCCGAGATAGGAGCCTTTGCCCCGAAGTTTGACGTAGGACGAGAGCTTGGCGCCTTCCGTCCGGGTGCCAATCCCGATCGCGCGCTTCAATTGCCCGGTCCTCACCGGCACATTGGCCTTGGCCTGCTGCTGGATCACCTTGGCGCCAGCCCGCAATCCGCCACGGATCACGTTGCGCTCCAGGTTCTTGGGCAGTTCATCGAGCAGACGCAGCAGTTCAGGGCCGCCCTTGAGCCTGATCGTCATGGTGCGGCTCCTTCGCTCGAATGTTCCTCGACCATGAACTCCATGGCCTCCCGCCGCCCCAGTGTTGCCGGGCCGGAAATGATCTGGTGGACGCATGAATCGATGATGACCCGCATATCTGCGGCGAGCCCTGCCAGGTACCGAATGCGGATCCGGGCGGGACGGCGATCAATCTGGATGCTGTCGGCCAGGCGCTCGGCCTTGGACGGGAGAATGTCCTTCACCTCGGCCCAAACGCAGGCGAACTCGGTCCAATTGACCTGTTCGGTGCCATATTGGGGATCGTACGTGACGACCTTGCGCTCAATCCGGATCCTTGTGTCGAGCTTCGAGGCTAGATCCAGCGACATTTGAGCTGACCCACCAACGTGTCGAAGGCGAGACAGGCTGCGCCTTCGCGGTTTTCGAACAGGGATGCGGTTTTGACGAGGATCGCAGCTCGGGCGATCGCCAGATCAGGGTCGTTCTCGTCAAATCCGGCCGACAGTGTGATCCGGATCAGGCCGTCTTCACCCATCTCGGGCCAAGATTTCCCGGATGCTGGGCGGATGCGGGTGAACCCGTGCCGTCGGCGGACGACATAGTCCGTATCTGGGAGGGGCACCGTTGAACCGCCCAGGGCAGTGTAGCGGATCTCGGCCACCGTGCAGGGACGGATGGGCACGGTGATTTCGTCCAGCCAGTCTTCCAGCTGCAGTTCGAGGGTCTGTTCGCACAGCTTCAGGCCAGTCTGCTGCTCCAGTTCAGCTTGGGCTGCATCCAGTTTAGCGCCGAGCAGCAGGTCCTCGTCACGGCCATCAAGCCGAAGCTGCTGGCGTGCTTCCTCGAGCGTCACGGCACGGTCCTGGGGTGGCTCGATCGTGACGACCTCGGACATTATTCCGCCTTGGTGCGGTGCGTGGAGCCGGATTTGCGCGTGACAGCAGGGGCCGGTTCACTCCCGCCGACTTCAACCGCAAGCCCGCGTTCGATCAGCTGCCGGCCAAAATGATCGTCGAGCTCGAAGCTCTGGCCAGCCAGGATGTTGTTGGAACTGACCGAGCTGATGTGCAGGGTATCAAGGGCTTTGAGGATCATGGGTTATCCCTTCCGTTGGATGATAGGGGCCGGAACGAGCCGGCCCCTGTATCATCACGCAGCCGTTGCCGCGGTGGCAGCAGCAGCGAAGTCGCCCTTCACAAAAGCCTCCGGGCGGTAGACCGCGAGCGCGAGGCGCTCTTCGGCCAGGACCGTCACCAGGTTCTTGCGGAAGTTCTGGTCGTCCTCGGTCGAGATCTCGACCATGGCGTCCATGCGGTCGAAGATCTGCGCACCGAGCTGGAAGGCGCCGGTCAGGAACTTGCCCGTCGCCATCGACTGCGTTGCCACCACTGGCTGCCCCCACAGCGTCGGCGACAGATTGCCCTGCGGATTGCCGATGATGAACTGGCCGGTCGTGTCCTTGAGCAGCTCGATCGCCGCCCAGTCCGACGGGTGCAGCACGACGCCCGTCGACATCAGCTCGGAAAGAGCCGTCTGCAGCATAGCGAGGCGCAGGACATCGATGCGGGTAACAGGCGCCGGGATCGTGATTGGCGGCGCAAAGGCGGTTGCCTGGGTGTAGACACCGTGCAGGTCGGTGCCGGTGCCGCCGCCGTTCAGCAGCTGGTTCTCTTCAACGAGCGCCAGGCCATAGGTCAGGCGGCCGTCGATGTAGGACTGCAGCATCGGCACATCGTCGAGGATCTGGCGGGTGGCCAGAACCCAGTGGGCGATCGTTGTGACGCTGCTGGTCACGACATCGAACTTGATGTCGGTCTGCGGCTTGGTGGCGCCGGCCGTTTCCGAAACGGTGGCCGCTGCATTGGTAAAGCCGGTTTCCTTCACATACTGCACCGCATTGCTGTTGGTGCGACCCGGGGTCAGCAGGTCGCGGACCGTGAGGCGCCGCTGGCCGGGGGTGACGATACCGGGCTGGCGGTCAGGAACGATCAGGTCGCCGGCCGAGCCATTGGCATCGGTCGTCAGAGCAGAGACGATCGCCTTGACCTCGACGCTGGCGCGGCCACGCGCGGTCTTGCTGTTCAGGAAGGGCTTGATGGTGTCGGAAGAAACGACGCGTTCACCGATGGTCCGGTAGTCGGAGCGTTCGTCGTCCTGCTTCTTGCGGGCGAGCTTCTGCTCGACCTCGTCGAGGCGGGCCTTGGCTTCATTCAGTGCGGTCAGCGCCTCGTCCGCCAGTTGCTTGGTAGCGGCCGAGAGCTCTTCACCCTTGGCAGCCTTGCCCAGCGCCTCTTCGGCGATGGCTTTTACCTGGTCATGGCGCGTATCGAACGCAACCTTCACTTCTTGCGCCAACTGATCGGCGCTCTTGGTCTCGGTCATGGGATTGCTCCGTAGGAGGTGGGTTCAGCCGCGGATTTGCGCGGCAAGAGCCGACAGAAAGTCGGTGTTGGACTCACTGCCGGACTCACTCCGGAGCAGCGATTTGAGGCCTTTGCCCGCGATTGCGGTGGCCTGGCTTTTCGAGAACCCTGCCTCGCGCAGGAAATTCTCAAAATCGGATAGCGACGGCATGATCTGCCCGTCGGTGACAGTCTTGACCGCCGTCACCTTCGCCTCGGTATTCATGGGCATGGTGACGAGGCTGATCTCGCGAAGATCGATCTTCTTGAGGCGCAGAACGCCAGCCTTGTAGGGATCGGGTGCGGCACCGCCCTTGGGGATTGTGTAGCCGATCGAGAGGCCGCCAAGCGCGCCGTGCTTCAGCTTGCCATAGGCACGCTGTGCCACCGGATCCCCGTCGAGGATCAGCTGGCCGCGCACGAAAAGGCCGCGGTCATCCTCGAAGATGTCGCGCCATACGCCGATGGGCTCGCGCTGGTCGTGCTGCCAGAGCATCGGGATGCCCCAGCCTTCAGCGCGGGCCTTGGCGACGCTCTCCCGGAAAGCACCCGGTTCGATGAGATCGCCGCCCTGGTCGACATTGCCGAAGGTCGAGGCGTAGCCCTCGAACTGCCCGGTGTCCTGAAGGTCACTGGATTTGAGGGTCAGGGTGAGATGTTTCATTTAGGGGGCTCCGATGGGGCATTCGCTCCGGTTGGCGGCAGGATTCCGGCAGGTGCACCGGCCTGCGTAATGGGCACGTTCTGCATCTGCATGCGGGGAACATCGCCGCCTTCGACCGGCGGCAGGTTTTCAAGCGCGCGGACCTCGTTGATGGTCATCACGCCATTGGTCAGCATTTGCTGGTAGAAGGAGGCGCGCGCTGCGCTGTCGCCGCGCAGCAGGCCTTCGAGGTTAAATTCAATCACAAGCCCGGCCTGGCGATCGGCAGGCGACAGGAGCTGCTTGGCGAGCGCCTGCTCGATCCGTTTGAGGCGCCGGCGCAGCGTGAACTTCTGGAACCCCAGCGTCTGCTGTTCGAGCCCGGTGCCCCAGCTGGTGGTCTTCTCGGTGTGGCCGACCATGAAGGGCGGCACGCCAAAGAAGCGGCAGACCTCTTCGACCGAGAAGGCCCGGCTTTGCAGCATCTGCGCGTCTTCCGGGCTGATCGAGAGCTGGACCCAGTCCATGCCACGGTCGAGCAGCATCGGGCGTCCAGCATTAATCGCTCCGGCAAACTTTTCCTGCAGCAGTTCCTCGGCCTGTTTGCGCTGGTCTAGGGTCAAGCTGTCGGCGGTCTTCAGCAGCCCCGAGGGCCGCACGCCGTTGCGGAAGGTGTCGCCCGAGGCCCGTTCGATGGCTTGCGCCAATCCGAAAGTCTGACGGCCGAAGCTGAGGGTCGAGAGACCGCCCAGCGGGTTGCCGCCGAAGCCCCGGATGTGGAGCATGTTGTCCTGGCTGACGATCGAGCGCACGCCATTGTCCGACCACTCATATTCGAGGCTGCCATCGCGCAGGCGGCGCACGGTCATCAGCTCGGGCGCGATGGGAACACTCAGCGCGACCACCCGGCCATTGCTGCCCCGGATGATCTCGGCATAGGCATTGCCGCTGAGTTCGATCGAGGCGCAGATGAACTCCCAGAAGTCGACCGCGGTCTGATCGGCGTTCGGGCTGTCGTGCAGGATCCGATAGAGCGGATGATCGCTCGCGACCGTCCTTGCGCCGCCTTTGGTCCGGTAGACCATGAGCGGGAGCGAGGCGATCGTACCGGCGAGCAGGTTGACGCAGGCCCAGGCCGAGGCGAGTCCCAGCACGGAACTGGTCGAAACTACTTCGCCGGTCGTGGTCGTGCGGCCGCCCGCAGCCTGCACCAGCCGCGGGTCGGTAAGGCCGATGGAGCGCGCGATGTAGCCGAGCGCCTTCTGCAGCAGATTCATGATGCCAGGCTCTTGAGCCAGTCGTCGATGGAGCCGGAGGTGTCGCCTGCCATCGCTGCCCCCACTGCCATGCACAGCGCCACGGCTGCGTCGATCTTGTTGATGGCCCGTTGTTTGGAGAGCCACTTGTTGTCCCAGCGGTCGGTCTCGGTGACCGCCGACATCATTGCCGAGATGAGGACTGGATTGCGCTTCAAGCGGATGCGGCCCTCAAGGATCAGCTCTTCGAGATGCCGGAGCGAGCCCGGCATCCAGAGGCCTTCGGTCATCTCGCCGGCTGGTTTTGCCCGCTTGGTGCCGCCCTGCGGGTGCTCGACAAAGGCTAGGTCGAGGCCGAGTTCGGCGACTTCCTCTTCAAAGCGCCGGAAGGCGTAACGGTCGTAGGCGACCGCCTCGACCCGGAAGTCCGAGGCCATCTCGGCGAGCGCCTGCGCCACATGACGAAAGCTAATGTTCTCGCCGGCCGGAGCATTCAGAAATCCGTCTGCGACCCAGAGGTCGTAGGGCTGCTTGTCGCGCAGTACCCGGGCAGCCAGCGTATCACCCGGCGTCCAGACTTCGACCCATGCGTCAAAGCAGGGTTTGCCGTTCTTCTCGCCGCTGCGCTGAACGGCTGCCAGTGCGGTCAAATCCCGGTTCTGGCTGAGATCGAGCCCGAGCCAGACGGACTGGCCAGCCTTGGGTTCGAACTCTGCCAGCAGCGGCTCGAGCGTGGCTCGCGCCATCCAGGCAGTCTCGGCATCGGTCCACACGCAGAAGTGCAGCCGCAGGATGCCGTTCAACTGTCCCGGGATGGCTTTCGCCTGCGCCACCACCTCCGAGAGGTATTGCTCGGTGATCGTGATGCCGAGCAGTGGGTTCGCCTTGATCCAGCAGCTGGGGTCGGTCAGCGGGTCATCACCCTCATCGAGAGCGCAGACATAGCTGAACGTGGTGTCGTCGATAACCTGACCCAGAAAGGTCGGGTCGGTCACCGCATCGGGATTACCAGCCGCCACCCGGATCGCGTGTTCGTGTTCCTCCCATGCGACCGAATTGCGGTCCGAGCCCGAGTTCGTAATCATGAACAGCAGCGGATCGCGGCGGAACTTGAAGCCGCGCTCCAGCATCTCGATGATCGAGCGATCGGGAAGCTCGTGGACCTCGTCCGCCAATACGAAATAGGGTCGAGGACCCGAGCCGGTCTTGCCAGTGTCCCGCGAGACCGGGCGAAAGAAGCTGCCGCTCGACAAATGCGCGATGTTGAACTCGCGCCCCGGACCGCCCGAGAACTCCAGCCGCCGTGCAAGGGCCGGAGATTGCCGGACCATCCGTACCGCGTCGCGAAACAGGATGTTGGCCTGCTCCTTCTTGGCCGCAGCCGCATAGATCTGGGCGCCGGCCTCCTGGCAGGCGGTCATCCCGTAGATGCCGATCCCGCCAGCAACTGGCGATTTGCCGTTGCCTTTGCCTTGCTCGATATAGGCTCGGCGGAACCGGCGGCGACCATCCTTGCGTTTCCAGCCGAACAGCGAGCCGACGATGAACGCCTGGCTGGGCTCAAGCCGGAAGGGTTCTCCTTCGAACTGGCCCTCGGAAAGCTTCAGTACCTCTTCGAAAAAGGCGAAGGCGTGATTGGCAGCATCCTGGTCGAACCAGATCCCATCCTTGCGCTTCAGATCCGCAATGTGCCGTTTGCAGGCATTGCGGACATGCGGTCCGGCCACGATCTCGCCCGCGACCACCGCAGTCGCATAAGCTAACGTCCGGTCAGGCGAAGAAGCGGTCGGCGGGGTCCGTGCCTTCTTCTGGCGGCTGGGCCGCGATCCTGCTCCTGGCACTCGGCGTCATCCCGAATTCTGCGGCGTAACGCATCATGTCCGCCGCCGCCTTGTTGGCGGTGCCCACCAGCGGGTTCTGGATCGCGTTGCCGTTCGATGTCTTGATCATGAGGCCGCCGGTCAGCTGGTCCTTCTCGGCCATCTTGGCGATCGCGCGCTCAGCCTGGACCCAGCGGCTGTAAGCCATGGCGTAGGCGGCGAGTGCTGCCCGATCAATCTCGGAGAGGATCCCGAGGTTGTAGAGCTCGGTCGCGACCCGGCTCCACTCTTCGACTGCATCGGTGGTCAGGTGGTGGGGCGGCGCCGGGATGGCAGCCTTGGCCTTAGCCTCCTTGCGGTTCAGTGTCCGCTTGCCGGGATTACCCGTGACCAACTTCAGATGGGTGGGCTTCGGTTTCGTTCCGGGTTTCATCGCTTATGTCCTGCGTCTGCCCGGCCGAAATTTCTGCAAAGGTCCGCCCATCTCCCTCGAGCCGGGCCTCATGCCCCGTAAAATCCTGCCAGCGCTTGATGGCGACATCGATGTAAGCGGGATTAAGCTCGATGGCGTGGACAGCACGGCCGGTCATTTCGCCGGCGATGATGGTGGTGCCCGAGCCAGAGAATGGCTCGTAGACAGCTTGGCCGGGGCTAGAATTATTCTCGATCGGGCGCTTCATGCACTCGACCGGCTTCTGGGTCCCGTGACCCGTCTCGTTCTTCTTGGGCTTGGCGATGTGCCAGACGGTGGTCTGCTTGCGGTCACCGGCCCAGTGGCCCTTCGCGCCCTTCTTCACCGCATACCAGCAGGGTTCGTGCTCCCAGTGATAGTCGCCGCGCGATAGCACGAGTTGCCCCTTGTCCCAGATAATCTGGGAGCGCAGCATCAAATCACATGCAGCGAGGCTGTCGCCGACTACACCGGCATAGAGGCCCGCATGCCAGACATAGGCAACGTCGCCCGGAAACAGCGCCCAGGCCTCGCGCCAGTCGGCCTTGTCGTCGTTCAGCACCTTGCCCTTGGCAGTGCCAGACGCGGCGACCCCGGCCTTTTCGCGCCAGGCGGGATCATATTCCACGCCGTAGGGCGGATCGGTGACCATCAGGTGCGGTGAGACGCCGTTCAGCGCCTTGGCCACCGTGTCGACATCGGTGCTATCCCCGCAGACTAGGCGGTGCTTACCAAGCAGCCAGACATCGCCGGGTTTGGCGATGGGGGCGATGGGCGCTTCGGGAATTTCGTCGGGGTCGGTTTTGCCCTCGGTCTTTTCGGCCAGCAGTTTTGACAGCTCGTCGTCCGAGAAACCGGTCAGCATCAGGTCAAAGTCGAAGCCCTGTAGGTCGCCGAGTTCGACGGCCAGCAGCTCGAGATCCCAGCCAGCGTTCAGCGCCAGCTTGTTATCGGCGATGACGTAGGCCTTCTTCTGGGCTTCGCTCCAGCCCTTGGCGACCATGGTCGGGATTTGGGTCAGGCCCAGCTTGCGTGCAGCGAGCAATCGGCCATGGCCGGCAATCAAGCTGCCGTCTTCATCGACGAGGATCGGGTTGGTCCAGCCCCATTCGCGGATCGAGGCGGCAATCTGCGCGACCTGTTCGTCCGAGTGCGTGCGGGAGTTGCGCGCGTATGGCGTGATCTTCTCTATCGGCCAAAGCTCACTGCTCTGGGCCGGCCAGTTTTGATCCATAGATGTCCTTGAAGCGGGTTCGGCCGCAGGAGCCCGGAAGGGCTTGCGGCACTTGTTTGCGATGTTGGTAAACCGCTATGGGCGTTGGAGGTGGGGCCTGTAGCTCAGTTGGTTAGAGCTGGCCGCTCATAACGGCTAGGTCGCGGGTTCAAGTCCTGCCGGGCCCACCAATCAAATCAGTCCGAGCTCGTTCAGTACCTTCGCTGCGTCCAGCAATTGGTCGGTCTGGACCGTGATCTCGATCGTCATGCTGTCGGCGGTCGCGCTGGCGTAAACGCCGCCCTCGTAGAGTTCCTGTTCGATCGTCTCGATCACCGCGATGATCCGGCTGCGGTCGAAGTTCTCCGGCAGCGTGCGGATCGCAAGGCGGATGGTGCTGGTGATGCCCGAGCTCATGCGATCTGCGCCTGCAGGCTGAAGTAGAGGACGAAGCCCTTAAGGTAGGGCAGCCCCTTGGGCATCGCGATCTCACGGGCGGTTTCCCGATTGATGGCCCAGCCCATCCAGCGGGTGATCGCCGCGTCGATTGCTGCGGTGAGGTCGAGCCCCGCGTGGATGCCGTTGTGGACGTCATCAGCAAAGTGGCGGCCGTGGCGACTGTCGAGAAAATCCCGAACCCCTTCGGCCGTACCTTCAGTTGCCGACAGCACCGCCGGGAAGGCAATCGCCCAGGCTGCATCGGCATCTGCGAAGGCGCCGCTGGTGCCGTAGAAGCCCCAGGCTTCGTTGGCGGTGGGCAAGGTCGAGTTGGTCATCTGCGTCGCTCCGTGTTCGTGAAGCGACTACCGCTCTTATCGCGTCGACTATCCAGTCAATTCGACGGAAATCTGCGACTTTTTGCTTTCTGACCCCCGGTCGCTAACTCGCGGTTGCGTGAAGTTTGGGCCAAGCGCGGTGTCCCCCGCCGAGGCCCCAGACTTTCGAGCGGCCCCCCGTTCAGGCTAATTATGTTGCGCGCAAGCGACCCTCGGGGTTACCCTCGTGGCATTCCGCTAACTGAGGTGCGACTTGGACGCAGATCATACCTTCAAAATCCTGAACCGGTATGAAGCTAGGTTCGGTAAGCCGGCGCCGCACCCTATGCACGTGGAACCTGAAGACGTTGCGAAAGTCGCTCAGCACTTCCTGAAACTGGGAAAGCCAATCCCAGACGCTTACGATTGGTATCCTGATTTGCCTGATGGCGCCTTGATCTGATCAAGCGGCCACCCGTCGGGGCCCACGGCGACCGTCCTGCGTTTGCCGAATTGTTCGGCAGTCCGGTTGGCATGGCACTCGGCGCAGAGGCAGCGGATGTTGCTGTCTTCGTCCGATCCGCCATGGCTCAGAGGGACGATGTGATCAGGTGCGGTCGCCTCGCGGACAATCCCGGCGGAGGCGCAATCGCGGCAGAGGGGCTCTGCCTTTAATCGACGCAGGCGCTGCGCCATGCCTTGGCGTCCCCGAAGTCGTTCAGC